CAAAATTTGGTAAAGGTGCATTAAAAGCTGCTAAATTTTTAGGACCTGCTGGAGCTGTTCTTAGTGCTGGAATGGCTGTTGGAGATGCAGTTCAAGGTTATGGTGATGAAGCTACATCAGAAAACTTAGGTATAAAAGGCAGAGATCCAACTACAGGTGAAAAAGCATCATCAGCTGCTGGTTCAGCTATTGAGAGTGCAACACTTGGATTAATTGATGCATCAAAAGCAAGTAAAGCAATAGCAAAATTCTTTGGAGCTGGACCCGGAGACTTAGATGATGTAGATAAAGAGTTACATCAATTTATTAAAAAAGATGATATAGAAAGATTTAAAAAAGAAGGTACTTTTGCAAAATATAAAAGAAGATTATATAAAGCACCTGGTGCTCCTAATCCTCTTCTTGGAGGTATGACAGCTCATCAAGCATATTTTGAGGCGTATAAATCAGAAGAAGCTGATCCAAAAGTACAAGCAGAACGTGAAGAAAAAAGATTAAAAGGTATTGCTTCAGGAGAAATTGATACAATCAACACAGGAATATCTGATACAGGTGAACCGCTTACTCGTAAAGTTACAGCTGAAGATGTTAAAGAAGCTCAGCAAAAATTAGATGAAAAGAAAGGTGGTGGTGAAGGTAAAGGTGTTACTGTTAATAATGTTAATAATTCTTCTAATCAAGCTCCACCTCCCCCAGCTGGTGTCAAACCCCAGCCAAGGAAAGGTCCAAGCTCTTTAGAAATGCAGCTTCTAAGAGATGTAGTATATCAATAAACTCAATCTTCGTTAGCTAGCTTAGCAAAATAACTTAATGATTCATCTTCATCAGATGTATCAACTTTTGCCTGTGTAGCAGGAACTGGTGCAGCAGCTGGCTTAGGTTGATCTAAGTCAACTTGTTCAGCCTTCTGTAAATTAGCTCCAGTAGCTGTTAGAACCATTTCTAACTTCTTTTTAAGTTCATCATAGTTCTTAAAGTTTTTTGGATCTGTAAACTCAACTAACGAATGCTCACCAGCCCAAATGTTTTCCAATTTCTCATCATCATCTGATAGAGGACTAACATCACTAAAGTCAGACTTATCATAATTACGATAACCTTCAACATTTCTGATCTTTAATTTAAAGTTAGCACCTTTCCAAAAATCAAATGGATTTATTGGATCTTCGTCATCAAACTCAGGTTGCATAACATCTTTGATCTTATCAAAAATCTTTTTACCAAATTTGTATAAGAATGCTTTTCCTTCATTTTGAGGATTAGCTGGATCTTTTACAATATAGATATTAGAGATGTAGCTGAGCTTTCTTTTTTGTGCACGAGCTGTATCTTTATCTTTCTCTCTACCAGTATGCCACAGTTCTGTATTTAACTCAGAGACTGGATCTGGTTTGTTGAGAGTAGTAAGAGAATTTTCAATATACCACTTACCTGTTGTAGGACTTTGAAAGGCATGATGCCATACACGAGCCCAAGGTAAGTCTTCACCTGTTGGAGGAGGTAAAAATCTAATTACAGCTTGACCATTACCAGCTTTATCTACCTCTGGTTGCCAAAACCGTTCGTCTTTTTTATTTCCTTCAGATGGTGTGTTAATCTTTTCGACTTCTTTCATTAAGCCATCAAAATTACCACGATTCTTTTTTAAAGCAGAAAAATCCATTGCCATATTTTTTACTCCGTATAAATTGTATTATTGTATGAATGTATATATTACTGTATATTACTACTATTTACAACTGTTACCTATTAGCACTTGTGTCAACTGCAACATAAGGCCAAAAGGTAATTCTTTTAGATATCTCGTGTTGATTTCTTGCAAACTTAGCAAGTACATTTTGAGTATCTCTTAACTGTCCATTAAGGACATATAAATTTTCTTGTGCAATGGCTATATTCTTTTCTATCTCTGCCATTCTACCATTAATCTTGTCTAATTCTTCGTCTGAGTATTGACTCATACTTTTCCTTATCTACGTCTAAAAACGGTGTATACTTTTTAATAATCCTTGATACATCAGGCCATATAATATCATTATCTAATGTTTTATCTAAAATAGCCACATAATTATTTATATCATTTAGTATTACCATTGTTTCTATTGAAACATCTTTACGTAAATACTTCTTTAAAAGTATGGGATGATTTCTTCCATTATCAAATATATCTTCAAACTTTATTTCTCTCTTCTCTACTTCAAACAATAACTTATCAATATCATTTGTAAATGTATAAGTCATTGCTTCAATTCTTCTTCTCCAATCATTATAATTACTTTTTGCTTCAGAGTTAAAAACACCACCCCATCTATCTCCTGAAACAAAGTTAGCAACTAAGAAATCTACTACTTCTTTTTCATTAAATGTATCAGCAATCTTTCTAATACTCAACAGATCATTTCTTTTAAAGAAAGACTGTTTAGTTGCTCTAACTCTACCTCTTTGTTTAATAACATCATACTTATCTGTAGTGAAATGTAATTTCAAGGCTAAGTATGATCTATAAACGTCAAATGCTTCCATACATATCATATCGGTAATTTACCTTTGGGTTTCATTAAATTAGATTCTTCAGCTTCAAGTTGTATCTTCTGTTTCAAAGACGGTGTTACTAAATTACCTATGCTTTCAATATCAACTGCATTAGTATTGCAATAATCTATTATTGCATCCATATATCCTATTCTATCCTTAGAAACTCTCTCTTCAATAAAAAGTGAGAATTCAGTAGGTGATCTAAACCTTTTTGTTATAACTATACTATCATTAAATTCTAACATATTATATTATACCATATGTTCGTAGCATAATTAATGATGTGTTAATAGCAACACAAGTAACTGAAAAAGCACTAATAGTTAAACAAACTTTCTGATACATATTATCTCCTAAGATTAAAAAATACCATACGTGCGTAACATAATTAATGTAGTGCTTGTTGCTATTGTACTTATTGCAATAGTATGAATAATCTGACAAATTTTATCTCTCATGCTTACCTAAAATAATTTTTATTTAAAACATCTTCTAATATAACTACATGCTCTCTATTCTTTAAATGTTCATCTTTTATCGCTTCTTTTGATTGACCATGATAATCTACAGCATGGTGATGCTTTATCATCATTTCATCTAATCTTTGATCATTATATTGAGGCAATACAAATACACCTAAGATTCTTCCATACTTTCCAACATCATCTTTCATAGTTCTCAATGTTTGCGTAGAATCAACTGGCATACATTCTTGAACATATTTCTTTGCTGCAAGACCATACTTTTTTTCTTCTTTATCACTTGTCCTGGATTCTGGTGCATCTATTCCATACAAACGTACTCTCTCATTTCTCATCCATACACCAAAGCCAAGGTCAATATCAACATCAACTGTATCACCATCAACTACTTTAACTATTTTACAATTATATTCGTACATGTTTTTCCTTTGCTAACAACCGTAATTTTCTCGATAGGTTTCTCGTAAATCTATAAATTCATCTATCCATGTATCACGTTTTTCTTCAAATACTACACAACCTTCATGAGCGACTGCCATAATTATTAACAAATTAGAAACAGGTACTTTTGTTCTCTCTTCAAATGCAACAGCATATGCAGCAGTCTGCATAAAGTAATTTTTTATCTGTTCTTTTGTCTTAAACTTAGAAGATGTTTTAAAATCTATTATTGACAATTTACCTTTGTATTCACCAACACAATCTACTGTACCAGCTACCTCTAAATGATCAGAATATAACTTACTTTCTAAACCATGTATATTATCTATGCAATCCAACTCTGGCTTGATTGATTGCCACATTTCAAGGTCAAACAAGTTCTTACGGAATTCTTTGTTCGATAAGTAGTCTTCGCATAAGTGATGCACTCTTGTTCCTTGCTTTGAGGCTTTAGCTGTGATTGCAGCTGCTTTGTCTTTACCAATTCTTTCTCGCCATGCTTGTATTGCTTTTTTGGCAAGTTGACCGGTAATCGAAGTGACGGATGGATAGGCTTTACCTGACGGAGTCCTGTATAACCTTGTACCGTTATCGTTAAATCGTTTAATTGTGGGAAATTCATGATGTATATGGTTGAACACTAAGCAATTAATCCTAATTTATAAACTGTTCTCCCGTTCTCCTTTAAAGCTGTCATTACTTTCTTATCGTTGTCATCTATATTATATGATACATGAACCCACCCAGAGTCACCAACACCTGGTGTGTAGAATTCTAATATTAATTGACGAAATTCACAATTATCTTTAATCCATTCAGCTATTACAGAATTATCAACACCAGCTATTTCTATATCTGCTGCCATTCCTTTGCAATGATCAGAAGTTCCTGACCCACCTATAGCTTTATTAAGTTCACTACTTCTAAAGCCAGAATTAATACTTACAGGTTTACCAAAATGCTCTCTGACTGGCTGTAATACATATTCACATAATAATCTTAAATTATCTATCTCGTTATTACTTGGTTCATTGTCTATATCACGACGAAGAGCTGTTTGGCTCTTCGTCATCTCGTTTAGTGAAAAATTATTTGTTAGTTTCATTAGGTTTCCTCATACATGTCTTCAAATACATTTCTTGCAACTATGTATTCTTTTACCAATTTAGATCTAACAATATCATCATTACCATATTCAACTACTCTGGCAGAAGGCATTAGATCAGCTATTAACATAAACTTTTTAAGTCCTGATTTATCAAATCTTTTATATAGATCTGTTTGTCTGAAATCTCCACAAAATATAATTTTAGATCGTTCTCCAACTCTTGTTATAATACTATTAAGTTCCATATCTGTCATATTTTGACATTCATCAACTATAATAATAGAATTATCAATTGTTATGCCTCTTATATAAGAAGTTAACATAAACATAATATTTTTTTGCTCTTGTAATCTTTGATATGAATCTTTTCTTGTAAATAAACTTTCACAAATATCTTGATATGGTTTTTCATAAATCTCAGCTTTTTCGTGTACATCACCAGGTAAATGACCTATATCTCTTGAAGGCACAGCTGATCTCACAATAATAACATTTTGAAATCTGTTATCTTTTGAAAGAACTTGTTGGATGGCTTTGTAGAGTGCAATATAAGTTTTACCTGTTCCAGCTACACCATGTAGCAAAATAAAACTTGACTGATCATATAGTTTGAAAAACTTCTGTTGATTTATAGTTAATGGAGTTATTTCATAAAGATCATCTATTTTAACTTTTAATTTATTATCTTTATTTTTATCAATAACTGTTACATTAGATTGTTGTAACTGTAGAGTTGGTTGTAGACATTTTTTACGCGACATTTATACTCCTTAGAGTTAGATTGAATGATCACATTATTCATAATCTATTTTTTGTGCCCAACTGTTGGTATTGCGTTACGAATACCTGTTTTGGCACGAGATAGGTTTTGTCCAAGAGTACTTCCATAACCTGATTGTTCATGTATCTTGGATAAAACTTCTTTGAACCCATTATCTGTGGTTGTTATACCAAGACGTACTGGATCACCTATAGAAGGTGTGTAATTTATCACTTGTTCTAAGTGTGGATTCTTTTTCTTGAAATCGGTATGATCTTTCATTGGAAATTTGTGTTCCGAAAGCTCACCTGTGTTTATATCTTTAAATGTGTAAGTTGGCATACAATTTTATTTATTAAAAAAAACTACGGTTATTGAAGACTTGAAAAGTTATTTTGTTTTTATTTTTAATTAATAACTTTTCCTTAGCCATTTCTATATCATCCATATTTGTAAAGATACCAGCAAATTGGGCATTCTTTTCTCTACCACGACTGTCAGTATTTTTATACTCTAGCACAAAAAATTCTCTCATACTTATGCTCCATAATACTGAACATTAGCTGTATCATATGAATCAACTCTGTAAGTTGCTTGTGAAGGTCTATCCATTGGAAATGGAAATGTTGCTTGATTAACATATATGTTAGTTTGATCAGTTTGATCACTATAACCATATTCAGTTTGACCTTCACCATGAGGATACTCAAAATTCTTATATGATTCCATTTCCGGATTCACTCCATTAACCCAAGGAAAATCACCGTAAATACTATCAGATTCAGAATCATAATCATCAATTACATCTTCGTCATCAACTAATTGAAGAAAACCTGATTGAGCAAAGCCTATACTTACCATAAATGAATTAAGTTCTTCAACCATTTCAGTTTCATCTTCAGCTGAAAATTCATAAGTAAGTCTGGATTTATTATCAACATTTTCTTGTATAATTGTATATTTGTAGGACATCAATTTCTCCTCATGTTAGCATGATCAATAGCATCAGCATTGTTAAAAATGGGAACGGGATTAGACTTATGAAGAGTACTAACGCCAACAACACTCGAACCGGTATAGACATTTTTCTCTTTTTTAAGCGCTGGGGAAAAGTCTCCTGAATTGAGACTTGGAATCTTTTTAGTTTCTCTAGGAAATATTCCAGATACTTCAAGTGTAGCTTTCTTTGCATTTATATCACCTTGTAAATGTGCAGGTAATATTTTACGTTTTGAATAAGGATTTATACCAAGTTTTCTGCTTTGTTTTGACTTTCCATAATTTAAAAATTTCATCAAACATTCTCCTTAACTTTTTTTTTACTACCTCGTTTTTTCTTTACAGATTTTTCAACTTTTGGAGGCAACATATCAGGGAAAGCTAACCTTATTAAATCTTCCTTTATATTAGGATACATTTTATCAAGTTTTCTATCCTTCGCTGCACATAAGACTTCAGCTTCAGTATAATGCAAACCTTCTAGCATATCAATAAAGAGTGACTCTCTTTTCATCTGTGTAAGTTTCAGACCAGGATCAAAGAAGATATATAGACGTCTATATTCTCTCTCTAAGGTTGTTTTTTCATAACCCATAGGTTGATCTGAAACTTTCTTATAAGGAGGTGTTCCTTCGGGTAATAACCATGTTATGTTTGGATGAAAGTGCATTCTCAAAACACGTGAAACAATAGGACTAGGTTCATTTTTAAATAGATTAAATCTATCTTGATCATTTTCTTGATCATTAACTATTTTTAAAAATTCAGAGAGTAATAAGCCTCTTTTCATTGGAACTCCTCAATAACTTCAAGCATGTTATTTAAATTATGTTGTTGAAAATAATTCTTAATTTTTTCTTTAGCATTATCTGTTTGTAAATTTTTATTTAAGAATGTCGATTGTATTGTATCTTTAATATCATCTGGTATTTTAGAAAGATCAATTAGTGTTTGATTTCTTTCAAAGTTATTAACAAAACCAGGATCTTGTGGCATAGAAGTATGATCTAGCTTCCACTCATTTAATTTTTTAGTTTGTATAGCTTTTTGCCTTCTGCCTTCAACTATACTATCATCATCACTTAAAACATTCGGTACGCCATCACCTTTATCACCTTTAATGATATGTTCAAATAGTTTATCTTTTGGATCAACCTTACAAGTTACAAAACCATTTTTTGTAGGAGACCACTGATATACATTATTAAACTTATGCAACTGCATAAAATCATGATCAGCTGATACTATTATTACTTTTTCATTTTCACTTTTTATCCATTGAATATAACAAGCTATAACATCATCTGCTTCAGCTCCTTCTATTTCAACTAATTGATAAGGCAAGTGATCTTTTATTTCTGATTTGAGTAAGTTAATTGTATCAAATATTAAATTCCAATCTAAACCAGATTCTTGTCTTGCTTTCTTTCTGTTAGCTTTATAGTTTGGAAACACATCTTTTCTCCAATACTTTCTACTATCACAAGCTATAACTATATCTGGTCCATATTCTTCTTTAAATTTTGTTACATAACTTCGTATTGTATTTAAAACCATATGACGAATCAAATTAACTTCAAGTTTTTTTTCTTTAGCTATATTCAATTCAGCCATTATGTTTGAAATAACTGTTTGTGAATAATCTATAATAATCATTTTTAATCCATATTATTTTTTCTAACTATATATCAATGTGTGAGCAAAGTCCATGTTACTTTTTCTTTTTCTTAAATACTTTATCTAGTACTTCCTTTGGTATTTCTGATATTGATGCTTTATCAACTACTTCTTTAGTATTATCATACTCATCTAAATTAATTGTAAGTGTTTTATTTCTTTTAGTATTTTTAGAACCTAAAGGTCGACCTCTACCTTTTCCTTTACTATACACTTTAACTTCTCTGTTAGCAGCTATCAATAAAATTATAGCCAAAGGATCAAATACAAGCACTATAATCACTATCACAGCTCGTACAGCCTTCTCTATGAGCTTCTTATCAGCTTCCCCATATATGAAGTCAGCAATATATTTAATCGGTCCTACTTCAGCCTCAAAGACTATTTGCTGTTTATTGAGAACAAACTTTTGTTGTTGTAAATCCGTAACAATAACTTGAGCATCATCTATAATAATGTTGAGTTCTTGCCTTTCAGGTTTTTGTTTTTCTCTTGTTGATATTGCACCTGAAGGACCACGAACTCTATCATAATCCATAAGTGTTTGAACAGATTGATCTAATTGTGATATAACTAATTCAGCATCAGTTATTCGCTTTTGTTCTCTTTGTATTTTTTTGTCTATAAGTTGTATCTGAAGTGTATTATCACCTGATACTGTTGTTTGTTCAATATGAGCTTTTGATAAAAAACCAAATATACCCATTGATGTAATAAATGAAAGTATAACTACTGCAGTACTAAAATAATATTTTAAAAATCTAGGAGCCGTTTCCCAGTTTCTATACAACCACGAAGCAGCAACTAGCTTACATATCTCTAAGCTAACACCCATTATAATTATAGGAATCTCTGCTGCTGGAAAGATTGAAACTAATCCAACAATGGAGTAAAATGCGGCTACAGCAGATAAAAACAATGCTGAACCAAATAATAAAAATATAAATGTCATAGTTTTAGATGGCTTCTGTTGACTCGTACGTTAATTATACCATTATACCATTCTTTAGAGTCTTCTAAAACTGTGCGCGAAAACTGCTCTTTTGCTTCAAGATAATTAGCTGTGCCTTTTGATTTGCACAGATGTATTATTTCTCTTGTAAAATTGTCTTCACCTAGTTCTTTAATGTCTTTTTTAAGCTCTTCTGATGAGCTCCAATATTTCTTCCAATCAGATTCAACTATTACTTTTTTCTTCTTCTTATTGACGGTTTTTCGTTTAAGAGACCAAAAAAGTTTCTTGCCAATGTATTTTCTGCCACTGGCAGTGTTAGTAATAATATAAACAAACCCGTAGTAATCGCCCGGTTCATTAAATTCTTTTCCTTTATATGTCCACATTGGGAAATGGATCCATGTTTCCGCTTTCCTCTATATCCTCAACCTTATCAATTTGTGCACCACAAAATGGACAAAAGTATACTTGATAAAAGTCTTCGTCCAAATCATAGTGCACTTTAAAATCTGCTTCACATTCATCACAAATACATCTTTTCATTAAGCTGCTTTACCCCAAACCTTATCCCAACCACCTGATAAAGAACCTTTTGCATAATCTGTTGCTCTATTTTCAAAAAAGTTGGTATGTGTTGGTGCATTAATCATTTCTTCTACCCACGGTAAAGGATTCTTTTTTCTTTTATATATGCCTTTCATACCCATACTAATTAATCTTCTATCAGCAATATATCTAATATATTCTTTTACTTCATTAGCAGTTAGACCTTCTATTGCACCTGTGGCAAAAGATAGATCAATAAACTTATCTTCTAATTCCACCATCTTTTCAGCAATTGAATATATCTTACCTTTTAAGCTATCATTCCATATTTCATTATTTTCTTCAACATATGATCTAAATAATTTAATCATACCTTCAGTATGTTGTGTCTCATCAACAATAGACCAAGTTACTATTTGACCCATGCCTTTCATCTTTCCGTGTCTTGGAAAGTTTAACAACATTATAAATGATGAAAATAATTGCATGCCTTCTGTAAATGCACTGAATGCTGCAATATGAGCAGCTGTAGATTCAATAGTTCCATTCTTCGAAGATAGATCCACAATATAATCATGCTTTGCTCTCATCTCTTCGTATTCTGCAAACTCTGAATATGTTGACTCTGGCATACCTAATGTTTCTATCAAATGTGAATATGCAGCTATGTGTAATGCTTCTCTTGCTGCAAATCCTAATAACATCATTCTAACTTCTGGTTGTGGAAAATGTGGAATATAATTTTGTACATATCCTCCAGCAACATCAATATCACCCTGAGTAAAGAATCTAAAGATATTTGTTAAGAAATTTCTTTCTGAATCTGATAATTTTTTCTTCCAATCTTTTACATCCTCTAACATTGGTACTTCTGTATGAAGCCAATGTGATTGCTCATGCTTCAACCATTTATCATAAGCCCATGGGTAGTTAAATGGTTTGAAGTATTGTCTCTCGTCTTTTAGCATTATAATTCCTCTTGGTTTACTTTTATTTTTTTATCTTTATTTTTAAAATCTTCAATAGCAGCTTTTATAGCATCTTCTGCTAAAATTGAACAATGAATCTTAACTGGTGGTAAAGAAAGCTCTTTAGCGATAGCTGTATTTTGTATTTTACCAGCTTCATCTATATTCATTCCTTTAACCAATTCAGTAACTAAACTACTACTTGCTATTGCACTACCACAACCATAAGTTTTAAATTTAGCATCAGTTATAATACCATCATCTACTTTAATTTGCAACTTCATTACATCACCGCAAGCTGGAGCTCCGACCATTCCAGTTCCAACAGTGTCATCATTTTTATCTAAAGATCCAACATTTCTTGGATTCTCGTAGTGATCTAAGACTTTGTCTGAATATGCCATTTTTCTTTTAAATATCCTATTCTATTTTCTGCTTGTTGTTCTGTGTCATAAGGACCACCCAATACTGACACGTATCCCATAACATAATAACTTGATTTAACTTTGACCACTTCCAGACAATAATATGTCGTAAACAATTTTGTAAGTTTCCTCCCAAGATTTTACGGGATAATTTTTAGTTGCCTTCAATGACAATGAATAATCATTTCCATCTTTATCCATTCTATCACCAAAAAAATGTATAGTATCCTTAGGTTTAAAATCTTTTATTATTTGAGATTTGTCTTTACCTTTAGGATGAATGTCTATACCTGTTTCACCACCTGCACTTGCTACAACATTACAAAAAACATAATTAAATTTTCTAACTATTTCGTCTCTCTCACCTGTTTCTTTATCATACTTTACATAATCTTTTCTTTGTTCCATATTGGCATTTCTACCAACAATACTAAAATTAACTAATCCAGGTCTTTCTTCAAAATGATTACCTGTTCTAACTGGATATTTACTATCTAATAAGATATCATCTAACCACGTGTTTATCTCAAAAGGTATTTTCCAATCACTCTTTTCAATATTTTTTCCATTCTGCCAAACATCACTACCCGAACAATTATATACCTTTTCAACTTTTTCAACTATTTCTGTTCCAAGTTGTTCGACAGTTTTAACATAATCACTACCTGTAACCAAATACACTTTAAAATCATCAATGAATTCTAAAAAAACTTTTTCCATTGAAGGTATTATTTTTTGTCTACTTGGCGTTAATGTTCCATCCACATCAAATACATATCTATTCATTATCTTTTACTCTCGCACGGAGATCAGATGTTGAAAATCTATGATCTCTTTGATTAAAATAAAGTTGGATACCTCTTTTTCTACAAAGATCTTTTCCAGTAAAATCTTTATTTCTATACTCAACACCCATTATTCTGATATCAAGTTTGTACATTGCTAGTATATCTTCAAGATCTTCTTCAGTCGAATAAGTAATTAATTCATCTACATACTTAACAGACTGTAGTTGTATATATCTTTCTACGATAGTTTGAATTGGTTTATTTTTTTCATTTCGATCTATCGTTGGATCTATTTGTAAACCTACTATCAAATAGTCACACACTGACTTTGCTTCTCTTAACATTTGTACATGACCAGCATGCAATAAATCAAAGGTACTACATGTAAATCCTACTTTCATAATTATCCTTCACAAGCTGTACATTCATCATCTTCTTCTGTTGAACGATTAAAATATTCCATCATCTCAGTATAACCTCCAACATACTGGCCTTCAATATAAATTTGTGGCACTGTTGTTACTGGTCTAGCAGTCACTTCAGCAGCAGTTTTTCCAAGTTCATCTAAATCTACAAAATCAAAATTCATACCTCTTAATGATAACTCACTTTTAGCTTTTGTGCAATATGGACATGTTTGTGTGCCATAAACTATTGCTTGTGTTCTTGTTTTTCCAGCAGCAAGTTCTTTCATACTTAGTTCTTTAATTGCTTCTCTTTCAATCTTTCTAGCAACTTTATCTGCTTTACCAATCTTTTCAGATCTACAATAGTATAAAGTTTTTAATCCATTTTTCCAAGCCATAAAATGAACTGCATGCAAATATTTTACATTGCAGTCCGGCCGAAAGAAAAGATTAATGGATTGCGCCTGGTCAATGTAATTTTGTCTGTCAGCTGCGTGCTCCACGACCCATCTTTGGTCAATCTCCATACTCGTCTTGAAGAGGTCCTTTTCCCTGTCATTAAGAATATCCAAGTGTTGTACGGATCCGTCGCTTGCGATAATGTTGCTCCATACCTTGTTATACTCAGTGTCATTAGTTTTTTCCTTCAATAAGTTATCCAAATATTTGTTTTTATTTAAAAATGACCCTGAGAGAGTATCTTGTCTATAAGCATTTGCTCTATACGGTTCTACACTAGGAGAAGTGTTACCCATAATAATACTACTACTAGCATTGGGAGCAACAGCCATAAGGTGAGAAAACCTAAGACCAGTACCAACAGCATCAGGAGCTTCTCCTCTAATCGACCCGAGTTCCAAATTTGCTTCATCTAGTCCTCTTCTAATGTGTCTAAAGATTTCCACGTTTCTTGACTTTGCAAGTGCGGATTCGAAAGGTAAACCAGACCTCTGTAAATGGGCATGAAAGCCAAGAGCGCCAACACCAATAGAGCGCTCATTAATTGCAGAGAATTTTGCCCTTGAAACAGCAGCAGGAGCTTTATCGATAAAATACTGAAGTACGTTATCAAGCATCTCAGCAACGTCCCGCAAAAAAAGATTTTCATTTTTCCAGTCATCAAAATACTCTAAGTTGAGCGAAGAGAGGCAGCATACGGCGGTTCTATCCTTATCAGTTGGTAATACAATTTCCGAACAAAGGTTTGATTGCTTAATACTTAGTCCTAATTTCTTTTGGAATTCAGGCATTAGTCTATTGCTTGTGTCAATAAAATGAATATAGGGTTCGCCTGTCATCATCCTAAGCTCTAACAACCTTTGCCATAGTTCTTTAGCAGAGACCACCTCCTTCACACTTCCGTCGTGTGGATCTTTCAACTGCCAACTATCATCAAAGTCTTTGTCCATCATTGACATTTCAATAATTTTCATGAACTCATCATTAATGTTAACACCATGATGTAAATTAAGTGTACGCATGTTTGGATCACCAGTGGGTCTTCTCATTTCAAGAAACTGTATTATATCTGGGTGTGATATGTCCAAGTAGGCTGCATATGAGCCTCTTCTAGTCCTTCCTTGACGATAAGCTAAGGAAGATGCGTCATAAGTTTTTAAATGTGGCATAACACCTACAGACTTGTCATCTGATGATCTTATACCAATTCCAATTCCAACTCCTCCCCCAAGCATTGATAACCAGTTTACTTCCGAAAGAGTACTGACCAAACCTTCAGATGAATCTGGAAGATAAGGTAGAAAGCAAGAAATAGGTAAACCGCGAGCAGACCTACCGTAAGATAGAATGGGAGTAGAATAACTAAGCCAATGCTTGCTAGAATAATCATAAAGACGCTGGGCATGCTCTTCGTTAGTACCAAAAGCCTTGCTGACATAAGCGAACCTTTCTTGTGGTGATTTCTCTTCATCCTTCATATATGATTCTCTGAGTCTTTTCAAACCAAGTTCATCAAACAACTTATCTCTTGATAAATCTATATTCATAATATTTACTCGTAATATTTTTTGTACTTAAAGAGTATAATTCTTTGTTGCTCAATTATATTTCTAAGTTTTGTTAAATTAACTGACAGTGCTTGATAACCTTCGTCTGTTAACGCAAATAAGACAATGTCTTTTTTATCATCTTTTAAAACTTCCCATACATCTTCTGCATTACTTGGATGAATAATTATCCAACTGGGATCTAACAGTTCAATTGGCAGAGGAGTCTTTAAGTTAAGTTTCTCTCTTTCAACCTCTACAGTTTCTACTTTTACTTCCTTAACTTTGTCTTTGTTAAATAAACTGAATGATGCACAACTACTGAGTAGCAATGATCCTATTGACAAGAGAAGGACATTCCGAATTTGGTTTTTCATTTAATTCTTTTTCCGTTAAAGGTGCACCAGAAGCTAACTCTATACATCTTATAGCTTTTTTGGAAGCATTATTAATAATTCTTTCAACAGATTTAGTTTTACGTATAGCTGATTTACCAATGTCTCTAACTGTACCATCAGCTTTTGTTTTATTAAATCTTTGTTGTAATGAATTTAAATCTTTGTTTTGACCTTGTACCACTAATGATAAGTCTTTATTAGCTTTTTGAATAATTTGAATATCTTCTCTAATTTGACGAATTAATATTTGTTGATCAACTACTGCTTGTTCATACTTTTCTGTATTGTTTTTTGAGATAGCTAATTGCTCTCTCATACTGGTTACATACCAACCAGCTGCTAGTAAACTACCAATAATCAATAATATTAGTAATAATTTTATAATTGTACTTATACCAAACATATTTTATTTATTTTTTACAAACTTTTCAATTAAAGGAAATACCTTATAAATCTCACATGCACACTCTTTAGCTATGTCCATATGTTCTTTTTGTGTACCATTACCAGATCTCAATTGAATATAATGTATCCAACTTCTAAGAGTTCCATTCATATATAGTTTAGAAACAGTTAAACCTTCTGGCAGAAAACATCTTGCTTGTTCTTTTGCTACACCATCACGTATAGCTTCTTTATATAAATCAACTGCTTTATCTACTAATTTTTTCTGATTAGCATGAAAAGTTATTTGTCTCATTAAATTTTCATTGGTCTTTTCTAATTCAACACTATTTTGTCTATTTTTTGGATCCTGCAATCTTAGATCTCTGTTAACAAAATTTATTTCTAAATTTTCTGTTGGATCAGCATATCTTTGACTAAACTCTTGGAAGGAAAAAGATCTGTGTCTAAGTATCTGTCTTGCTATATCTCTTGTTGTGTTAATTTCTAAACAAACATTTACCATTTCTAATGGTGACCAATGTTCGTTGTTAATAAGATACGTAATTAATTTTTCTGATGTTTCATTATTTAATTGATTAGTTGGATTTGATACTCTTGCACAGTATGCTACTAATTCTTGTAAGTTATCTATTCCTTCTATTTCAGATTTAGTATAACTAATTAATTTTACCTTCATATTCTTTTCCATCCCACAAATTTTGCTTTAGCTTGTAATCCACTAAAAGTATTTTCTTTAATAACCTTAAAAACATTTATGTTAAAATTAACCATTTCATTAACATCTTTTTGTTCAATTGTCTGAGGCCATATAACACAGTTATAACCTTCGTTTATGGTTTTTTCTATAACATTACACACCTCTTTATTTCTTGGTTGATTATCGTGTACTATTACTAAATTATTTTTTACTATTTTTAAATTTTTAATTCTATTCATAGATAAACCAGCAACTGCAATACAGTTATCTATAAACAAACTATCTATTGGTCCTTCTACAACGTAAACAATTTTTTGAGGATCAATTGAATTTAAATTAAAAATTAAAGGCTTATCATCATGTAACTTAACTGTTATGTATCTAAGAGCTTCACCTCTGATAGCTCTACATGTTACTGCAGTTAGATTTTTATCTTCATCATAAAAAGGAAATACTAATCTTGGTTCTGTGCTTCTAATACTTGTTTCATAATCACTATTTAATTTAACTATCTTTTTAATCTGATCAATAAAATATATGTCTTTGAATTTATAGACTGGAATATTTCTACTATTAGCAAACTTAACTGCTTCATGCTCTTTATCTAATTCAGATAAACTAACTACTATATCATCTAATAACTTTTGTGGTTTACTTTTAAACTTTGGTTGTTCAAATACCATTGTGTTAACATTACTAACATTTTTATCTGAATAACTTTCCATTCTGTATTCATTGTATATTGATTCATCTAACTTTTTTAAAAATGTAGCAAACTGCATTGAAACATCACAATTAAAACATTTGTAAAACATATTGGTTTTATGTGAAAAGAAGTATCCTCTAGCTTTATTTTTTTTCTTGGCAGAATCCCCACATATAATACATCTACAGTTATATGTGTGATCTTTTTTCTTTTTAAATAAAGGAAGTTTATTACTTATTAAACTTAGATATTTTTGGTCAATGTATAACGACATTAAGCCATTTTACAACATTATATAAAATTTTCCAACTTAATGTGAGCTAGTATATAACCCACTACCAATGCACCACCCATAATCATCCATCTCCATCTTTCTATTTGTGCTAACTTATCATGAAGATTTCTATTTTGTTGACAAGTTACTTTATTATGTTCATCCATCTTTACTACTATCTTATTTAACTTATGTTCAAAGTCTGAACGTAGTTCATCTCTCAAATCACTTACACGTGAATGAAGAGTAGCATAATTTTGATCAGTTTGAAATTCAAGTTTTTCAACATTATGTACTACTATGTTCATATTGTTCTCTAAAACTGATAACCTAGCTTCAGTGGATTCTTTGGTATTTTTAGGATCTGATTCCATTGATTTGTAAATTTAAATTAGCTTGATCTTTTTTATTCATATCTTGATATCTTCTTTGTGCCTTAACTGGCACCCCCATTGTATCTGGGGTAAAACCGGCAATCCCGCCTCCACCAGCATTGTTAGCTGGAATATCTTCATCAATAAACTGCTTAAATGTTAATGTGTGATCTTTATTTAAGAATCTTTCAACTATTACAACTTCTTCTTGCAAATTGTCTTTAACTTTATCTAAAAATATAGTTTCTAATTCTACAGGTTCATGTTGAAGTTCAAAATTTTCTCTTACCAATGCCAAGGCAGCTGCATAAGACAAAACTTTTTTATTTTCAATTGGCACTCTTTCAATTATTTTTTTTATTCTAAAAACTAATCTATGAAGAATCGTATAGGCATCTCGTTCATTAACTGAGTTTAGAGTTCTCATTTTTTTTAATTCTTTACCTTTGCTGTCTATGATACCAAGCTGGTATGCTTTGGTCTCCGCAAAAGGTTGAGTTAAAAGTCTTAGAATTCTTAAAGCTATTACACCATCAACAAATCTACCCATTATATATTCCTCAGTGATTCTAACGTATCAGCTTCTTGTATTATTGACATATTATCCATTGGCATTACATTTAAAAAAAGTAAAAATGATTTAAGTTTACCCCAGTATGTTTTATCAATTTTATAAAATAACATCTGAGCCGTAGCTTTTACACCAAACAAATTATAAAGAATAATCAAGTGATTAATTATTAATCTTTCTTTCAAATCATCACCAGCATGGTGTTTCTTCAATAATCTTTTAACATAGCTAAATCTTTTTAAATCATCTCTAAATTCATCCAGTCCTTTACAAGAAGGATTATCATAATGTTTCATGGCATAAATTATAAAGTTATCATCAGTTAGTTCATACATTTTATTAATAAGTTACGTTTGCCGTACCTCCTATAACGTACCACCTATCTCCTTGATACATAAGTGTTGCAGTTTGACCTGAAAAGAAAAATTGTACGTTTGCATTGCCAGCAACATTTGCTTTGTTAAGAGTAAATGTACCACCCGCATTTGCACCAACTAAAATAGTTTTTAACTGACCATCAGTTTTACCGTTATGTATATTACAAACACCGTCAGTTCCAGGAATATTTAAAATAGTAACTGGAAGTGTATTAGATATAATACCTGCTGAACCAAGAGTTTGTCTGGCACTA